ACATTGACCGCGGTATGTACCTTCCGGGCAGTACTCCCATTGCGACATATCGCTTTGATGCGGCGACCATCGAAATTGAGCCCGGGCTGCTACTGCATGACGCCGTATGGAGCGCCTTCTCGGCGTGCAATCATCTTGCGCTGGATGTTGACGACATCGATGTTGTGCTGATGCTGGAATATCAACCCGGAACATATTTGGCACCGCATGCCGATTGGTCGCCAGACATCGCCCCACATCGAAAACTATCGCTGACCGTGCAATTGAGCGACGCAGACGCCTATTCGGGTGGCGACGTCGTTATTCAGCGCTTCGGCTCGCATACGGGCTCATTTGGCCAAGACCTATTTGTGGCGCCCAAGCGCCGCGGAATGTGCATCGTGTGGCCGGCCTGGACGGTTCATTGGGTTACCCCGCTTGGGGCGGGAACTCGCTATTCGCTTGTCGCGTGGGCCAAAGGCCCCAATTTTCGCTAGCCGATAAAGTGCTTGGCAATAGCCGCTATTGCCAGAAGAATCCACACGATATTGAACCAAATAATGGTAGGCAGCGTTTTTACCGTAGATGTCAAGACCAGGGCCATGCTAGATAGCAGCGCAAAAATGTACAACCACCACCACTGACGCCCAAAGAGCAGTCCAGGAATGATGATGGCAAGTTTCGTGCCAAAGGCCCAAGCCTCAATTGTATTGACCTTATTCCAGTAGTCGCGTCGGCCCCACCGCTTTGAGACCTCAACTATCTGATGCGGTGTCAGCATTGTTATCCCCTATTGTATCGAGCGGCGGAATTATTGTTGGCTCAATCTTGACGTCTCCGTCATAGTCACCAAATACACCTTCGTTGGCCGTAAAGTCCATTGGAGACCGGTCCTGAATTCGGTCCGTCAAAATAAAACTGGAAATCATCCACTTGCTATTTGAGATGGGGCAACAGCCGCGATGTGGATGCGTCCAGGCGGCGGGAAATACCGCGACATCGCCGGCAATGGCAGGAACTTTGACATCATGCTCCGGGAAGCCCGTCTCGCCGCCTCGTTCAACCGTATTTAGGTACATGACTACGCCCAACACTCGACGATTTAGCGAACCGGAGTCCCACGGCGAGCCGTCATAATGACGCCGGTAATAACCACCGGCTACGGGATAGTGCTGCAGCCGATAATCGCTGTCGTAAAGCCGTGGCGCATACGCAAGTTCCGGATACTCATCTACATATGCCGCAATTGATGCCCTGAGGGCCACGTCGATTTCACGGTGCATTGGCTCGAAGACCTCGTTTGATACCCCAAGATTTGCAACTGCGGTCGGCGAAAAGTTGAAGTCCATCGATAACTTGACATGCGGTGAAATACCGGACATCGTCGTTCCCGGATAGAACAATTTATCGTAATAACGCACACACTCGGCAATTAGTGCCTTGCAGACATCCGATGGAATGATGTCCTTAACGACACCGATGTGGCATCGTTTTCCTGCCGGAAACTCAATCAGCGCCACTCTTGGCCTCGAGTTCGTGCATATCGACTATCTCGTCGCCGTTCATTACACATAGTTCGTACTGACCGACAGCCGACAAGACCAGTGGAATGGTGAGTCGGTGAGCGTCCATTTGGAATGTCTTAACCGCATACGACTTACTGCGATTGTCGCGCAACCTCACGGCAACTGTAAACTTGCTGCAATCGTCATAGTCATTCATGTACACAATCCTGATAAGCGCACCAATATTGACAACCTGCGGCACATCGTCAAAGCCACGGTCTGTCGGAACCGACAACACCCGCACTTCGCTCCTATCGAACGCCATTCCTTTGGTTCGCTCCGAATCTCCCGTTTGAATTGGGAGGGCCCACTGCCGAGCCACAGCACGAGCATTCTCCATATGTGATTCGTCCGGGCAAAATACAACCCTATACATCGCTCGCCTCCTGGCGGTCCAGTTTAGCCTGGGTCCGTTTGTACTCGCCGTGCCAGTCCAGCGGCTTATGAACTGCACCAAAGCCAAGGTCGTCAAGCAACCCGAACATTTCGTCGTGCCCACGAACCACTACGGACTTTTTGATAGCAAGGTCGCGCTTGAATGGAATGGCGTGCAGTAGCGGTGCACCTTCGTGGATGGAAAATTGTTCGGTTGCAAGAATATTTAGCACTACGTTGCAGTGGTGGTAGTAGTCGGTGTTCACGACGCCAGCAAGCGCGTTGTAGTTGGAGTTTGGCTCCCAGATTGGCGGGATAAACAGCGTGGAATACCCTGGCGCGGTGACGAATAGCCACGGATTCACCAATTTGACATAGTGCGATTGCGGGCGACCTCGAACCGAGGTGACCGGACACTCGCCACTCTGCTCGAAATGGAACTGGTTGAATGTCAGGCTGGCATCTGACAGATATTTTTGAGCAGAATGCTCATCGAGCACCTCCGCCTGGAATGGGTGTTGCGAGTCGATATTGAAGCGAACATCCCACTGCTTATTACTCGCGTCTAAGGGCGGGCGAATATCGATATTGGCCCACATGGGGATGGTGTATCCGAGTCGCACGTAGTCGGCAACGGCGTAGCAGCGCCGCAGCCCAGCGTTCCCGGTTGCAACCTTTCGGTACCACTCCGGCGATTTCCCATTGTTGGCAAATACGGCGATGCTGGGATGCCACAGCGTGTTGCTAATAGGAATAACAAGAAGTTCGTTGGGCTTTGGGCGCGGAATGGCGTCGTATGTGTCGGCCCGAAGCAGGCGCCTACTTCTGCGCAAAAAGCGACGCATGTGGAACCAACTTTCGCTTGAGGGCATTGGCTTTCATGTCGGCAAACTGACGTGCCGCATCGTTTCGGTAATTATAGGCCGACAATTGGATGCTTGCCGCCCTTGGATTTAGGACGCCCTGTCCTTGGGCAACGTGCCAAAGGTGGGCGGCCTGAAACATTTCGTAGCCGAACTGCGGAACGTCGTACTGCTCCGGACACCGCTCGTTCCATAATTCGAGCAACTCCGCGAGCACTGGCGGCAATGGCATGGTTTGCTGCGCTCGCCACATGTCGGAGTCGTCCCTATCCGAGATGTAGTGCAGCGCAATCATCGTCAAAATGTTTTCCATCAACGAATGAAATTGCTTCTGGTACTGTCGTGATTGCGCGAATGAATGTGGCCCAAAGGTGGGCAGGAGTGATGAAATCATTCTGGCCTGCTGGATGGTAGAGCCAATAGACGTCGCCTCGAGCGGCTCAACAAAGGACGACGCCAAACCGACTGCCGCGCAGTTGTATGCAAGTCCATGGTAGAAGTAGCCCGACTTGTATCGAATGATGCGAGCGGGCTCAATATTGCGGCCATGCGCCATGGACAACTCCCTCACGGCCCGTTCATCGGAGCAGAATGCCGATGAGAACACATAGCCATTACCGCGCCGTTCTTGAGTTGGAATTTCCCACATCCAGCCATTCGGCAACGCCCTGGCGCGCGTGTACGGACGAATCTCGCCCGACTCGTCGGCCGGTGTTGGGAATACGGCAGCGGAATCGCATGGCAAATAGCGCCCATAGTCAACGAACATGTCTTTCTCGACCAGCCGAGACATAAGGGCTCGGTTAAAGCCGGAGGCATCAATGAAGAAATCCGCCTCAATAGTGAGGCCGGTAGAGGTGGTAATCGCTTCGATAAACCCGCTATCAACGTTCCTGCTGATATCGGCAAGTTGCCCTTCCACAAACATTACGCCACGATTACGCGCATTTCGGTCCAGATACTCATTCAACTTAAATGTGTCAAAGTGAAATTGGTTGACCGCCCTATGCGGGTCTTCCTCGTCAAGCATGACCGTGTTGTCATAAAGATTGACCAGCATTGCGCTGGTGAGGGGCCATCCGTTTTCGAGCGCGAATGCATAGTTGCCGGCAAAATAATTCGGGCCGTTCATTTGGCCGCTGATGCTATGGAAATAGTTTTTGCCGTGTTTCGTCCAATCCTCAAAATAAATCCCGTACTTATGAGTCGCGGCGCAGTGCTTCACCATTTCGGCTGCATTGATTCGCAGTGGGTCCTGGAAATTGAGCCGCCAATGCTCGGTGGAGCCCTCGCCGACGCCGATAATCCCAAGCGTCTTGGAATACACAACCGTTACGTCGTAAGAGGGAAACATGCCTTTGAGCATGATGGCGTTGACCAGCCCGGCAGTTCCGTGTCCGAGAATGCACACTCGCTTGTGCACGACTACCTAAACCAAGTAACTAGCGAATACTTAATCGACGTGTCGTTCACCCCAACCGCAGCAGCATAGTGATAGTAGGGGAAATTGGAAGGAAACATGACCACCGAGCCGGCTTCTGGCTTGATTGCTACTCCCATCAACGGGAAGGTCAACTCCCCGCCGTCGAAACCGCCATTTAAAAAGCCGACCATGCTTAGAACTGCCATTATCGGGCGCATGGTCGATGTGGCCGCGATATTCGGCACCGGCGCCATACTTCAGTACTCGATAGCCCTCGTTGCTCGATAAGCCGATGCCATAGGAGTTGCGATAATGCCAGATGACGTCTTCGAGTCCTGCCGCGATTTTGTGCCATTCACCAACAAGGGGAACGACACGATTATTGGTAATGTTCTCGGGCTCGACGTATAGGGGGGCAAGTTCGCAGCCCAACGATGAGCGATAGTCTGGTCGAACGCTGTAGCCATTGTCGCTGCCCACGGTTGTTTGGAACCAGGACAAATAACCCCAGTCCTGGGCGCACTCCTTCTCCAGCAATTCCAGAAACATGGATGCATCAAATACGCCCCGGTACACGAGCAGGCACTTAGCGATTTCCTCAATTTGCATATCGTCAGCCTAACACGGCTGCAAAATGCCTAAAGCGTGTTAAGCCATTTCACCGTGGCGTATGCATCGGCGATTGCCTTCTTGGCCTCAACGTGCGGGTCGGTCGAACCGCCATCTGGGACGACCAGGCCCTCGTAGTCGAATGTGTTCGGGTCCGAGCCGAGTCGCAGCACCTCGTGGTACATCGTGCGCTCGAGCGTCTTTTTGACCTCGTCGCGAACGGTCACCATCTCCTCGGCGCTCAGGTGTTCGAATGAATAGGGCATGATGTCCTCCGTCTAAATGCTAGTTCGTCACAGGTCGGCAATCGATGAATATGGCGTATTTGCCATAGTCACATTGATGCCAAGAGTTCGTGTACCCACCATAAGAGCACCAGCAGAACCTGGATTTCCAGGATTGGCGGTACCGCCAGTACCGCCAGGATATGTGGGGTTATGGTACGAGTTTCCGGGGTGATTATGGTGCGGCGCGGGATTGCAGCCAGAGGCTGGGTGGTGAT